TGAAACTGTGTCTCCAGCCTTTGAAACAGAGATGGTGCCAATATTCCCATCATTTTCAATAGTGCCATATTGACTAACAGATACATCTGATCCATCATTCAATATTGTTAATTCTGTAACAGCGTACTTATTTGCACCGCCTGCTACATGCTTGAGTGAGATCATATATTTCATTGATCTAAACTCACTTGATGCAAAACTATCAAATACTGTTGAGTTTTCAATTCCATTAATTGTTAACTCGTTATTTCCGTCTGATCCAAGATCGGTAGACCTAGCAGAAGTACTATCAATTAAATCTACATAGTTTTCCTGAGTTGGTCTATCGCCTGTCTGAAACAGTGCCTTTACGTTGGTGGTTGATATCTTTGCCATGAGGTTATTATATCATTATATTAAAGAATATAGTTATTAATTCCAATAATTTGAAGACCAATTCCAGGGATGCCTGCGTTTGCTGGAGGTATTCCAATATTTGTAAACTTTACTCTAAAAGGTAAAACTTCTTGTATCTTTGTAAGCCTTACAAAACCTTTTATGTTGCTTTTGGGATATTCTATCCTAGAAATTGTTTCTGATCTTTTTTCAGATAGATCTATTATTGTTGCATAAGCCATTACGACTCATCGCTGTTTGTAATATCTTCAATAACTGTCAATATGCCACGGGCAACTGTCCATACCCTGCTGGCATCTCTTAATTCAATATCAAAAATATCTCCAGTGTTTAAACTTTTTGATTGAGCAGATGTTAGAGAAACTGTAAATTCTCCATCGCCATCTTCTGCTGTGGCAATAGGAGTAAGAATTAAGACTCCTGCTGGATCAGCATCATTTAAATTACCCGCAATTATTGGTCTTTTGATTTCCATCTCAATTGTCCAGTCCTCAATTACCAATGGGTCTTTATTATCATCTGTTACATATACCCTAAATGCTGCTGTGTCGCCTTTTACAATCGTCCAGTTAACTGTAGGGGGTGCGGAACCAATTGAATAAGAACTAAGTGATTGATCTCTAAATGTAGCCATAGTCTTATCATTATACCATTAACTAATCTAATATTTAAAAGATTTTTATATTTATTGCTTTAACTTGACCAAGGAGCCAAATTAGTGTTATAATTAATACATGCTACCAGTAGGTAGCATTTGTTCTCTAGGAGGTATTCTACAATGAGAGAAGCAAATGTTTGGCTAGGGGTATTAACGTTGGTTATTTGCAGTACCGTCTTTTCGGCTACCGCAAATGCAACAAATGAAAATAACTTACTAATTAAACAGTCCGTGAAATCTGCCACCCAACAGGTGGCTTTTTTGGTTTCTAAAGACAAAAAATTAGAAAAGTATGAAAATGCTCATAATTTGACTGATGGGCAGTTAGTTGATATGTTGCGTCATGTTGGATTTGAAGGAAATGCCTTAAGATCTGCTTGTGCTATTGCAAAGGCAGAGTCCAATGGTCGCCCTCTTGCCTTTAATGGCAATGCAAAGACTGGGGACAGTTCTTATGGGGTTTTTCAGATCAACATGCTTGGAGAACTGGGTCCAAACCGTAGAGACAAGTTTGAGTTAGACTCAAATGCTGAACTACTAAATCCAGTAGTAAATGCACAGATTGCTCTGCATATGACTAAGGGTGGAAAAGACTGGTCTGCTTGGAGTTCCGTAAATGGAACACGGTATAAAGAGTGGTACAACAAGTATCCGTGTAAATAAAAACAATAGTTAAATAAAAATCCCCTTTAGACTTTATCTTTAGGGGATTTTTTATTTATAGTCTTTGGCAACTCTCCAATGATTTTTGTATGAATCAAAAATAACGGTACGTAATTTTTTTATATTACTTTCTATTTCTTTAATATTATTTTTATTTCCTATTTTCATTTTCCAACTATTTCTTTTAAAAGGAATTATTTGTGCTATTGGTGTTCCTTTTGAAATCAAACCTTCAAATTTTGGATCATTGATTACAAAGGGAAAGTTTACTGGTGCAACATATTTATCAGTATCAACAATTCCTGGCATAATTGTAAACACTGACTCTCTATGAAATGGTTGAACAAATAAAGTTGAATATCCTCTTGGAGTTTTAATGCCCCAGGGATTTAAGAATTTAGGGTAGTCAAATCTTTTTACGGACGGATGGTTTGGGGCTTGATCTATTGGATGAAATGAAATTAAAGGAAAAGAAGGCCATTCAAAATACTGTTTTCCATCTTCATCAATAGATACCCAAAGATCTGTTGGCAACAAAATAAGATATCCTGCACCTATAGAATCAAACACTGGCAAACATTTTTTAATTGTTCCCATTGTTCTTCCCGATCCGTCTGGTTTTTTTATTTTACCCATATACGAATCTATTTCTTTATACCATTCTGGTATAAGATTTAACGCAGGTTGTGGTTTTTCTAAAAATTCTATTTCTTCTTGAAAATTTGTAAAAATAATATCTTTATGCATTATGGCTTATCCCCACTTTTATAGTTTAAAACTTCTAATACATTATAGCATTAAAAACTTAACTATTTAAAATTTCACCTGTTGCTGGATCTAATACATAATTATTTACTATTGTTTCAACAATTTCTGAAGGGTTTGGATCAATAAAGGTTTCATTATTATATGTCCAACCGACTGCAACTTGAGGATTGTCAACTATCTCAACTAATGTATAGTTAGGAAAGTTTAAACTAAACTCACTAATAGTATCTTCAATTTGATCTGCAGAAAAAACTACTGTATTTTCTACTACATTTGAAGAATTGAGACATGCGTATGTTTTAATTTCAATTTCTGACATATTACACTATTTTCTTTTCGTAGACTATGACCAGACCAGTACCACCAGCACCAGCACCGCCACCGCCGTTATTGTATGCTCCGTTGATATTATGACCAGCGCTGCCACCGCCACCGCCACCGCCACCGCCTCCGCCTGCTAATCCTACTCCACCGCCACCGCCACCGCCACCGTTGACTACTGCGTATCCTCCAGGGTGTGCTGAATAACCATTTCCTGCGCCACCGCCACCGTTTGCTCCTTTTCCAGGACTTGTACCGCCAGCGCCTCCGCCACCGCCACCTGCGCCTGGGCTCCAGCCACCTGCTCCGCCACCGCCACCGCCACCGCCTCCGCCGTATGCCAATGTTGCTACACCTGTTAATGCAATGTTAGATCCATTATTTCCTGCACCGCCTGGGCCACCGCTGGCTGGATCTCCTCCACTACCACCGCCACCTCCGCCACCTGTACCTGTTGCAGCACCTGTTACTTTGCTTGCAGCATTTCCTCCACCATCACTATTTATTAATGATCCTAAAGAACTGTTTCCGCCACCTGATGCTCCAATTGTAGCAAAATATGTATCTCCGCCTAAGCCAGAAAGTCCTGTTACAAACCCACCTGCTGCTCTACCTCCAGAACCGCCACTTGCACCGCTTCCACCGTTGTAAATACCACCAGAACCACCACCAGTAGATCCAGCGTTACCTCCAGATGCAGCAAAAACTGCAAGTTGTGTTGTGCCTGCAGCAGTTGTATAATTCTGTGATGATGAAATTGTTGCTGCTAAATACCAGGCTGCTGCTGCTGCGGTAATGCTACTTGACGCATCACTTTGTATACCGTTGCCAGATGCATTTGAAGGAACAACTCTAAAGGTATAAGATGTGCCAGAAGAAAGGCCTGAAACAGTAATAGGACTGGATGCACCAGTGCCAGTAAAACTACCTGGTGTTGATGTAACTGTAAAAGATGTTGCAGTGCCACCAGTTGTTGCTGGGGTAAATGCTACGATTCCAGAAAGATCTCCCCGAGTTACACCAGTAATAACTGGCTTATCTACTATATCTGCAATTGGGGTGTTTCCTGCCTGAGCAACAAGATATCTTGCTCCTGTCAAACCAGAGGTATTTGCTCTTCTGATTGCCATATCAACTAACTCCCTTATCTAATTAACTAAGTTGTGAACCAAATGCTGAAAATGAAAGATTTGCGGTTGAAGCAAAGACAGTAATTACGTCACTTGCTGCAAGGGTGATTCCAAGAGTAAGCATTGTTGAGTCATTTGCTGCTACGGTTGCACCGTATACAATATAATGCTTGTTTGTTGTACTTGCATCTGCTGCTGGTCTTACTGCAATACGGTATGTTGCAGATGATCCTGCAAGATTTGCAATTGAAAGAGTTGAAACCACTGTAGATGTAAGTGATGGTGATGTGTAAAGAGTTGTTTCTGTAGTAGCAGACGGGTTATTCTGTGCCAATACTTTATATGCTGTTGCCATTTGTTAGCCTCCCATTAATAAGAACAGTTCTGGCAATCCACTTGAGTCTTGCCATGATGTTATTATACCATCTGTTTGTAATACTTTTCCAGCATTTCCTGCTTGTGCTGGAATAAAAGCAACCCAAGAAGATCCACTATAAACCTGAAGTTGGTTTATTATATTTCCACTACCATCTTGCCTTATTACACATATTGATCCTGCGGTTGGTGAAGTTATGGATGCGTCTCTTGCTGTTGGATTAAGATAATTATTTATACCTTTTTTTGCAATCAAGGCTTCAAGCATTGTTACATTAGATAAATAGGTTTGTAAGCCAGCCCACTCAAAAGTTCCAGATGTATCAGTCTTGCCAGAAATGGCATACCATTTATCATCTGCTACATTGTAGATATACCCTGGTTTTCCATCTTCATCAAAAGTTGTTGGCATTAAATCACCCGATTAAAAACGCTAGTGTCGCCATTATAAACATACATCTCTAAAGGGCTTGATCCTTTTTTAATCCAAATAACGCCATTAGCCAAACCAGTTGTTGGCTGCGTTGCTGTGTAAACTGATGTTGCCGATATGTATCCTACCTGGGCAGCAGCATCTTTGTCTACCCAAATATAACCATCTGGAATTGTATTAGAAAATGCAGTAAACGCAGCAGAGGTTGGTGCAGTTGTAGTTACTCTTGAACTATCTCTTGCTGAAACTTCTAGCGCAGCCTTTGTGGTAATTTGAGTTTGTAAATTATTAATTGTATAAGCAATAGATGGATTTAAAAGTTCTGTTGCATCCGTTTCTGAGGTATCAAAATCATAAGAGCCATAATGATATGCTCTTAGCGCATCTTGAATATCAGCATTGTCTGCTAATGCTGGAATCTTGGTTGGTACTAAACTTCCTATATTTTCTACAGCCATGTGGTCACCTCTTTAAAATTATACCATTTTTATATCAAACTATAGAAATAAACAGATGAACTGTTTTACTTCCAGTAAGTGCCGACCAAGTGCCACCGCTATATTGGACTGCGTCAAAATTTATTACTAAGTTTGTTCCTGCACCTGCTAAAGCAGGGATTTCCATTGATGATGCAATTGGATTTGCTCCTTCAATTTGAAATTGAACATTGAAGTTTGAAGCGGTAAGTGGTGAACCACTAACTGTTACTATGTTTGATATTGGAATAGTTGTTGATCCTGCGCCAGATGTAAAAGTAACGGCTCTTACAGATGAGTAAATTGCTGGACTTACTTTTAAAACTTGAACCCATGTATTTGCACCAGCCTGAGAAATATATTGATACATGTATCCATAATTTTCTCCTGGGGCAGTATTAATATACATATCATTTAAAATTAAAGTGTTTCCAAATAAAACACCACTTGTTGTTATGGCATTAGGCTCTCCAGAACCAACAATAAACTTACTGCCACGAACTCCTTGAGGACCAATATCAACTAATAAATCAATTGACTCTGGTGGTCCTATAACAACAACATCATCAGTATTAAGTAGTACGTCAACCATTATGATTCATCTGCTCCAGTAATATCATCTGTTACTGTTACAGTCCCCGTTAAAAGTGTATAAACTAATGTTGCGCCAGAATCTATTTGAACGTCATAAACATAACTTCCAGCAGTAAGCGCTTCTCCTGCGCCTGGTAGGATTGTGCAAGTTACTGTGTCGGCAGAGCCATCAACGACAGCCTGCATTTCGTACTGAGTTTTACCTTCTCCTCTTGCATTAGCAATAGTAAAGTTTGCGCTATAACCTGTTAAATCAAAAGCGCCACCATTTGCAGTTTTTGGACGGATTACAAACTCATACCTATCACCACGATAGTAACTAAAATTATAAGAACCTGGAAATGCCATTATTCCTCCTGTAACATTATACCACTAAGAGACTGATACATATATGCCTTTTAAAATAAAAGAACCTTCGTTGTCAGTTCTAATTTGAGGTTGTCCTCCGTAGTTTTTAATTTTATCGCTATTGATAAAAATGGTTTGACAATGTGAAATGTCATAGGAGTACTGATACTTAAGTAATCCAACATAACCCATTGGAGAAACTTCTTCATCTCTTAAAAGAGTTCTTATCCAAACCTCTGTATTTGAGGTATAGGTTTCTAAAGAAAAATCATACCTAATATCTACCTTTGAACCAACCTTTAAGGTTTTTAAATTTATGTTTCTTGTTGTTGGATTTAATAGTGAAACTGATCTATTTGGTAAATATGCTTCAATGGTTTTTGATTCGTCTATATCTAAGAAAAAATCTACCCAACCGTCTTCGCCTCTTTCTGGACCTAACCTATACTCTTGAGTACTTTTATTAGCATAGTACGCCCAACCAGGATATTGACCAGATGGGCTGTCGTACCCATCCCCTGCTCTTCCTGGTTCTCCACGTTCACCCTGTGGTCCTTGTCTTCCTGGATCACCTTTATCGCCTTTATCACCTTTAGGTCCTTGTAGTCCTGGAGGCCCTGGTGGACCGACTTCTCCTTTTTCTCCAGTGATTCCAGGAACAGCGACGTACTCTGTTGTTTTAACCTCTTGGATTGTTTCTAGATATTTTTTCTTTGGGGGAAAGTCCATGCTTTTAGCCATGACTTATCCTAACTACTTTATTTTGATCTTAAATATTTTTTTGCCAATTTTTATTACTGGCGGAAGAAGGGGTGTAGGGTTTGAAACTTTTACTATTGGCATTATAAACCTGGAGTCATATCACTTAAAACACAGATAGTTCCTATAACTGGTGTCCATACTGTATCTGCATTTGGCCCACTGCCACCTTCTATAATTACTTCAAGATCAAACCTTAGTTCTGCTGCCACCTGACTATAACCTGTTCCCCAATTTTGCGTAATTGATGCTGGGGCAGTAATGGTTGCCTCATTATCAATAGCAGTTACAGTTAGATTATCTAATACATTTCCCATTGGATCATAGGCGGTTGCTTTAAATGTCCAGTCGTCGCAATCAAAAGGGGTTATTTCATCATCTTCTAAAAACTCTACAAGAAGGGTTGCTGTGTCTCCACGAACTAACGTCCATTGAACATTTGCTGGCGAGGCGCCATATTTTTCTATTGTAGGAGCACACATAATAATTGATTATACCATTAAATAAAACTGGACACCTAGACGCAGTGGGGTGGGGGTTAGAATCTAGGTGCCAGCGTAAAAATTATAACATTGTATTATTAGAATATAATAAATTATAACAAAACGTTATAAAAGGGATAAATAGTAACAAAACGTTATAAACCAGACATTAAACAAATTGTTATACGATTGTTATAATCAATTCTGCATAAACTGTAAAAAGCCAGGGTATAAACGTGTATACTTAAAAATATAAAGAATAAAGAATAACTAGCAAGTAAGGTTTTTAAAGTATCTTATATATTATATATAAAGAAAATTATTTATTAGAATGATCTTTAAAGTGTTCAAGCAAAAGATCAAATAATTGGTCAGTCTTTTTTTCTAATCTGTCAACGGAATCTTTTAAACTGGATCCAGAATTTGGCTTAAGTTCGTTTAAATAATGTTTTACGAGCCAACGAATTGATCCTCCAATAATAGTTAATATTGAAAGAATCGTAAGTATTAGTTTTGCCCAGTCGTCTACTGTCATCATTGTAAGCAAATTATATCATCATATGAGATTAAATGTGCATTATGGTACAATTTAATAGCAAGAAATTGGGGTTTATTTTTGATTACTTTAAATAAAATTGTTGTAGTTGGTGGTGGATCTGCAGGTTGGATGTCTGCCGCAACTATGATTAAAGCATTTCCAAATAAAGAAATTATTGTTATTGAGTCTCCAGATTATCCAATTGTAGGTGTTGGAGAATCAACACTTGGAGGAATTACTGGATGGGCTAATTGGATTGGCATTGATGAAAAAGACTTTATGCCAGAAACAGATGCTGTATATAAGATGTCTATTAAGTTTACAGATTTCTATAAAAAAGATGCAGGCGGATTCCATTATCCATTTGGTCAAGTATTCCTAGATGGAACAGTAAATGGTTTAAATGACTGGTATGTAAAGAAGGCTAAGTTCCCAGATCTAGATATAGCGGATTATGCTCGTACCTTTTTTCCCGCTTTAACATTGGCGGAACAAAATAAAATATCTTGGAACGAATCTGGTAAATTAAATAACTTTAATTTTAAAAAAAATGTAGCCTATCATTTTGATGCTACAAAATTTGGTCAATGGTTAAAAAACAAATACTGTATTCCTCGTGGAGTAACAGTAATGCCACAAACAGTTGAATCGGTAAATACAAATGAGGCTGGAATTGAGTCTCTAGAATTAACAGATGGAACACTTATTACAGCAGATTTGTTTATTGACTGTACAGGGTTTAAATCTATGCTTCTTGAAGGGGCACTAGAAGAACCGTGGAACGACTTTGGACACATGCTTCCAAATAACAGCGCATGGGCTACTCGTATTCCTTATACTAATATTGAAAAAGAGATGGAGCCTTATACTAACTGTACCGCCATTAATAATGGGTGGGTATGGAATATTCCATCGTGGCAAAGAATTGGAACAGGCTATGTATTTAGCGATAAGTATGTATCAAAAGAGGATGCACTAGAAGAGTTTAAGCAACACCTTAAGTCAGACAAAATGACTATTCATGATCCAGATCGTGATGTAGAATCTCTAGAATTTAAATATATTAAGTTTAGAGTTGGAATTCATCAGCGTACGTTTGTTAAGAATGTTGTAGCAATTGGATTTGCTGCAGGTTTTATTGAGCCTTTGGAATCAAATGGTTTATTTACCGTACATGAATTTTTAGATAAACTTGTAAAAACTTTAGAACGAGAAACAGTAAATCAATGGGATAGAGATGCCTATAACTCTGCCACCCTTCGTCAATATCTAGAATTTAAAGAGTTTGTTGCACAACATTATGCTCTTTCAAATAGAACAGATACTCCGTACTGGAAAGATATCACTGAAAAGACATTTCAGCCAGGCGTTCCATCTTTAGAGCCTTCAATGGTTGCAGGGTTTAACGATCTTGCATATGCTCATATTAATCGTCAAGGATACGATGGTCTTGGCGGAATTCATTGTATTGCTACTGGTCTTAATTATTTTCCAGTAACAAAAAATACAATAGAGCGATGGAAACACTGGGATGGAGTAGACTATTATGAATATTGTAAAAATACATGGGATAAGTGGGAATTATTTCGTAACCTTTGGCAAGAAGAAGCAGACGCATCTCCTACTATGTATCAGTGGTTAAAAGAAAATATTCACAATGATAAATCATAAAGATATTTGGACAATAACAAAAAAATTATTTGAAAAAAAATATTGGAATAAAACTAACATAATTGAGTTTTGGGCATTTTCAACAAAACTGGCAATTATATTTCCAGGTCTTTTGTTCGGCAAACAATGGTGGTGGTTATTTGTATTTGCCTTAGCCTCTAGTTTGGCTTTAATTTTTACTTCTACAATAAAGACTTTGCCAACCATTATATACTTTAATGTCGGTTGGTCAATTTTAGCGACGGTAGCAATAGTCAAGCATTTCGTGTAAGCCGAAAATAGAGATACCAAACCACTATAAGACATACTATGACTGCAAGCAGTCACTAATGTCTAACTGGATGGAGCATCTATACTTGCTTAATAGCCCGATATAGGTTATACTTGATTGTGCTACATTCTAAACTTGTGCTACATTCTATAAAGCAAACCCTTATTGAAGGTTTGACAAGTAAACTAAAAATACATCATTCAGTCTACAGGCTACCCTGCACAAGTGAATTCCTAGAAGAACTTATTGCTAACACTCTGACAGAAGCAGGGTATATAAACGACTGGCAGCCTAATAGAAGCCATAGTATCAGCGTAGACATGTCTTTAGAGTCAGGCGAGAGTTTCTCTGTCAAATCGGGTGTATACGCAAATAACACACTAACATTTTCTGGATCCAGGCTAGGCAAATATCAAACCTTAGATGCCATGATATCTAGCGTAGTGGATAATAGTGCTGATTACTATGTGTGTCTTGCTAAGTGCGACCAGGATTGGTCTTCTGTCCCCGCCGAAAATGAAAAAAAGGTTTATTATCTTTTTGTATTTGATTCCCAAACCTTGATATATGATAGTGGGGTTTGGAACAAAGTTCAAACCAAGTCTGGAGGATATAACTACGCTATGGAGTCTATTGGTTTATCTGCTAGAATTAATACTAGTATGTCGTCACAGTTATGGACCAGTGTTAATGAGTCTCTTGTTGGCGCCCCGACAAAATTGGAAATTTTTTAATTATTCCTCAAATGAGGATTGAGTCTCCATTAGTTTATTAAACTTCTGTTCTTCGCTATCTCCACAACCACAACTATCACAACATTTTGCTGATTTAGTTGTTTCATTTACTAAGTTCAAACCTTTTGGAGTATGCTTATCCAATGATTCAGATTCCATGATCCTCCATATATTTTAGTCGTTCCATGAGTTTATGGTGCTCTGGATCTTCAAGTATTTCTTTAATTACATCGTTAACTGTTTTACTTGGCATACCGTCGTCATCTGCCATAGAGGCTTCAAGGTTGTCTAGAATAGCCATACTAGTGCTGCCAAACCAATTATGATGATAGAGAGTAGTATTCGTTGTTTCATTTGCATGAAGTACAGTAGTTGCTAACTCTTAGGTTTTCTTTTGCTACCCAGATTACTTTGGCACAACCATAGCAAGACAACATAGAGTATTGTTTTTCTCTACGGTCTTTCCGAATTTCTAGTCCTAGTAAGTACATATATATATTCTAGCATATTCTGGCTAGATTGTCCACCAGACATTATTATTGAAGAAAAATCCAACCTTTTCCCTATACTCTGAATACCTTTTATTTATTTTATTCCAGTCAGGATCATGGGTGTCCAAACCACAATATCGGCATAGCCCAGGACCTGTGTATGTATAGGAGTGTTGGCACATATATTTATTATACCCCATCCCCTGAAAATCTGAAAAAATTTTCATTTTGAGAAAATCTGAATATTTTTCTTAGATGTATGATATGTAATTTTAAAAATAAAAAATAAAAAAAATAGTGAGCACACCACTCTGGGTAGTGTGCCCTAGCAGCCTATAAGGCTTATCTATCTTTTCTAAGTAAATGAATAGAATAGGATAATGCAATAGAGCCAAGCAATAACCATGTTGGTATTTGAATAGATAACTCTATGCTATCAATATATACAGCAAAAAACTCATAATCTAAATACATCTCCACTATGCGACCTGCTCAATCTCATGCACCATGTATACAAACTTTAGAGCAGGCTTGCCCTCGTTTAATTCATCAATTAGAGCGATGATTTCTTTCATGCTCTTAGCGGTTAGTCTGCCCTTTAGTAGGCTACCCTGCCAAATTGTGTAAGTGATTTTCATTTATAGAACTCCTTCGTTAGTTAGTGCGATACCTAAGATCATTGTGATAAAAGATAGTGATGAGATAATTAGTAATACTGTTAGCATTAGTCTTTATCCTCTCC